AGTTAAAGAAAAGAATGTTTATATTTATAATGTCAGACTCAGAAACATCTTCTCAGCCTAAAATTGGATATAAAAATACAGAAGAAATAACATCACCTAAAAAAAAACCACAAACAACAGATACAGATTATCATTTTGATGTTATTGCAAATCCTAATAAAATTTTAGAAATTAAAAAAGAAACTAGTGAACTTACAGAATTAAGTCAGATAAATGATACTTCAGAATCTGATTCAAGTAAAAAAAGTTCTGTTTCTGAGAAAAGAAAATCAGATTCTGATAAAAGAAAATCAGATTCTGATAAAAGAAAATCAGATTCTGATAAAAGAAAATCAGATTCTGAAAAAGTAAAACCAACTTATGAAAAAATTAAAGTTCCTTTTATTCCATCAGTTCCTGTTATTGAAGTTAAACAAATGACACCTCAAGAAATAAGAATGAAAAAAATAGAATTATTAAGACGATTATCTGAGATTAAAACAAAAGGATATAATTTATCAAGAGATTATAATTTTGAATCATCTATTGAAGAAATGGAATACGAGTACGACTCATTAAAATCATTTGCTGATAAAAGGAATGGGATTAAAATTTACAAAAATATTCTTTTAAATGTAACATCTGCAGTTGAATTTCTTAATGACAAGTATGATCCTTTTGATTTTCACTTAGCAGGATGGTCAGAACATATGTCGGTAGAAGTAGATTCGTATGATGAAGTTCTTGAAGAAATATATGAAAAATATAAAGGCGGAGGGAAAAAGATGCCTCCAGAAATTAAATTAATGTTATTAATAGTAGCATCAGCATCGGCTTTCCATTTTACTAAATCACAATCAACAACTATTCCTGGTCTAGATACAATTCTAGCTAATAATCCTGGTATTATTGGTAATATGATGAATAATAAAAAACAATCACAATTTGTTACTCCTCAAGAACTTAATATTGAGAAAATGCGTCAACAAATTCAACAAAAACAACAAGAACAACATAGTAAGCAACAACAATTACAAGAACAATTAAAAAGACAACAACAAGAACAAATGAAAAATCAACAACAAGAACAAATGAAAAAACAACAAGAAAATCAAATGTATGAACAACAAATAAAGATGTTAGAAGACCAAATTAAAAAACAACAAACTGTTTTAAGTGAACCTGTTGCAGCAAACTCCAAACCAAGATTACCATCACCTAAAGCAACTGTAATAACAACTCCTGATAATGTTAAAGATATTTTAAATAGAATACATAATAAATCTAATTCAAATACAAAAAATAATGATAGATTAGTATCAGAAACTACTATTAGTGACTCATCAACTAAGAGAAAAACTAAAGCAAAAAAAAGTAATATTTCTATAATATGAATTAAAGATTAATCATGTTAATATGTAATGACTGATATCCAAGGTCCTAAAAAACGAGGTCGAAAACCTAAAAAATCAAAAGTCGAACCAACCTCAATTCATGTTGACGAGAGTAAATCAGAAGATGAAAATATAATATTACATCTTCCTATTACTATTGAAGAAATTAATGAATCCAAGACTGTAGATAGTAATGATATTGAATATTTTATTAAACCAGCTAAAGTAGAAAAAACAAAACATCATCCTCAACCTAAAACAGACGCATCAGATAGTATTGATACTATTGTTAATAATAGTTGTACTAACAAGAGTTATTTGAATGTATATTGTAATAATATTAATAAAATTAATACACATTGTATATTATTTTCAAAAAATACTAGATGTTGGTGGTGTAGGAATACATTCTTAACAATACCAATTCAGATACCAGATGATTATTATAATAATATATTTTATTGTATTGGTCATTTTTGTTCTTTTAATTGTGGCAAATCTTTTAACTTGGATTTAAATGATAACATGACTTGGAAAAGAGAATCTTTATTAAACTTATTATATTTTAAAACATATTCACAACATGTCCATATCATTCCTGCTCCTTCTTGGATTGTATTAGAAGATTATGGTGGTAATTTATCTATTGAACAATTTAGAGATTGTTTCATTACTAATACAAAAGAATATACAGTATTACATCCACCTATTATATCGAGACAAATGCAGATTGAAGAATCATACAAAATTAATAAGATTAAAGAAGTTCCTATTAATAATGTTAATAAAATTTATTCAGAAATAGAATCTGAATATTCTTTAAAAAGGTCCAGACCTATTAAATCATCTCAATTAAATCTTGAAACAACAATGGGGTTAGTTAGAGGGAAAAAATAATGTTTTTATTTTAATAATATATATATATTATCAGGAGCATTCTTTTTTAGTTCATCTATATATTCAGTATGGTCTTCATTAGATTCAATTGTATAAGTTGATGCTGATATATATATAATACTTATATTATCTTTTTTCATTGATAATATATAGTTTTTCAAGGCTACTATACCTTTATTAGATATAATATTTATTGTCGATGTATATTTTTTTTGTTTTTGTTGAGTTCTTTTATTATAAAAATCTACAAATTCCTTATCCTCAAAAGTATCTCTATTTAATTCAAATGTATCTAATAACAATAAATTAGTTCGAATTGTATCAAGTTTATAGATATAGTTTGTCCAATATTCTATAAAATTAATACTATTAATTATACAGTATGATTTTACTATATTTTCAAATATTCTATTACTATTAAATGTTTTTAATAGAGAATTCTGTAATTCTTCAGTCGTTTTACTTTCATTATCATCTAAATATGCTAATGATAATTGAACAATCATATTTTCCATATCAATTAAATCTACTCTTGCTACCATTTGTTTGTTAAGAGGAACAACTTTATTCCACTTTACATACCGTCTCTTCTTAGTAGCATCAGTATGATTCATCATTCCCCTATAAGGATATTCAAGTAATCTTGCATCAATAAATATATCACTCTTATTAATAAATTCTACTAGGACTAGTTCTCCTTCTTTTGGATGAGGAGTCGAATAATATTGTTTTAATTCACTCATTATTATATAATAACATTTTTAAGTTTTAAATCGTTATCACTTTATTTTTAACAGTATAACAACAACTATTTGAGTCTTTTAGTTTGATAAACATCTCTTCAAAACTACTATTATTTATTTGAACTTTTTTAGCATGAACTTTACAATAATTATTATTATCATAACTAATACTAGCTTTTTTTCCACATTGACATTTATGCTCTTCCCTATCAGTTAAATCAATATTTCCCCACTCTAATATATCCAAAGATAATTTACCATTTATATTTTTTCTTGTTAGTAGACAATAGGCAAGATGAATTACACCAACATCAAAAGATAGAACTAATTGATCATGTATATTATTAGTAGTAATAAAATATACACCTTGTAAAAAAGCATCTGCCAAATCATCTTTCTTCTTAACATTTTTTAAAAATTCAATCCATTTTGGTAAATGTTGTATCATTTCTTGACAATACTTTATTCCTAGTGCTTTTGTTAATTTATATGATTTACTCTCATCTGTTGCTTTAACTTTAATAAGATTAAGAGTATCTCCTTCACTAGCCAATTTTAGTTTATTGGAAGGGGACATAAATTTAACCATATTAATATTAGAACCTGTCCTAGTCTTATCAAATACACCACGAATTAAATAATAATCATATAGTGTTGAAGCGATAGATTTCATTCTTGGATTTTTAATTGATGGTTGATTCTCAATAACAACAGCATGTGCTGCTAGTAATGTTGAACATGATTCTAACTCTTTAATTAATCTTATCTTAATGTCATCAAAATTTAGTAATCTTGAATCTTTAACCTTGATATTCTTTAGTTTATTATTATTAGTGAATGATTTATAAATCTGTTTACTATGAACAGAACAATATGAAATATCATTTTTTGAGTAAATTGCTTTTTTTCCACATAACATTATATTCAATAGATGCTATTCTTTTATATAATACATAATTTATATAATAAATATTTTATATAATAAATATATGAGCAAAAAATTAGTAAATAATCTTAATAAAACATATGTTAGAATTATGGCTA